TTGACTGATACCAATGTAGTCCATGTTACGCAGGAAAAGTACAGCCTCCAGTCCGTTGACGTTGATACCTTCGGACAAAATACTGTGATGGATAACAACAAATCGCTTACCCTTTTCTTTGCCCCAAGTGTTCAACGTCTCAAAGAATGTCTCCCGATCAACTTTATTACCATCAATGATTGCACCTGTCTTCGATGTAATCATCATCCAAGAATAACCACGCTGATGCAACTCAACACAGAAGTCAGTTTGTGACACCAACCCCATGATCTGTTTGGTAGTACGAGCAGCAATCAAGATCTTATCAACATTCTCATCATCAATCGCACTCAGCATATAATCACTGTCGCGATCGTAGTTGATACCCTTGTCAGCCATTTCCATCTTCTTCACTACAACTTTGGGCGGCAAGATGTATCCACCTTCAACCAACTCAGGAGCAGGCACATTGCAAATGGTGTTACCATAAATCTCAGGCATATTCATACCTGGTTTGAATATCGTGCTGCTGTACTTTGGAGTTGCAGTAAAAAAGAATGTCCGTGCATTTGACTGTGACACGACTTCAGTCGGAGCAAAAAAGTTGCGCTTGACACTGTTGTGCGCTTCGTCAAAATAAGCAGTATTCACGACAATCTCACTGTCTACAACTTTCTGCAAACTATTGTAAGTTGTAAAAATAAGTTTTCTTCCACGAGTATACTTGTCCCACAGTTTAATCTGCTTTGCTTTTGTTGTGCTGAAATGATGTGTCTCACCACTGTGAACATGCAGCACACTAGCAGTCATGTGCTCAAGAAATTCGCTACAAAGTTGCTCTGCCAACAAAATACGCGGAGCAACTACAACAACTGTGCAATCTACATTATCATCGAAGGCTGTCAATGTGTCCTGAATCATACACATTGTCTTGCCACCACCTGTCGGGATGATAACAGTTCCCTTCTCATTTTTCAGCATTGAATCACATGCTCGCTGCTGATGTGGACGGAGAGTGAACATCGATGAATCGCCAATAAAGATAATATACACGAAAAAGTGCCCACCAGCAAGTGCGGTGGACACTACATGTGCTGTCACATATCAAGCAACCACTTTTGATTTAGTTTTCTCTACAATTTCTGGCAGAACTTGCATACGGAACTCCATATTTTTATCTCCCATTCCACCACATGCCCACTTGTATGTGTAATCTACATCATTGCGGAGATCTTTGTCTTTATATACTTCTTCGTGCAAGTGGAGGGCTTCAACTGCCTGCTCATAGGTGTCGATGCCGTTGTTAATCATCCAGAAGAGATTCATTACTGAACTCTTACGAAGGATGGTTTTTTCAGGCAACTCTTCCCATTTGTCATCAATCAGTTTGTCAACATAATCCGCAAGAATAATGAAGTTATCAGTGAACTTTTGTTCATCGAATTGATTATAGTCACTGACATAAAGTTTGTTCTTTGATGTTTGAGTAACTCCGTTCATTTCATAGTCAGAAATTTTCTCATCTTTACAGTAATTGTTCAGAACCATGTCAATGGCATCGACAATCCACTCATCACCAACAAGACGTTTTTTGTACCTTTTACCAATCATTTTAATCAAGAGTGGTGCAAGTTCTTTACGCATTTGTCGCACATATGATGCCCAATTAGTGTGCAAAGCATTGCGAAGTTCTTGTGCATTAAGAGGAACACCACTGTTTACATTTACAAAAACATCAGAGAGGCCTTTGTAATCAATTTGGGTGTACTCACTGACAATAACTTTACGTCCTTTAATTGCCTTCTGAACGAGTTTAGGAAGTTTGCTGAAAACATTGCTATGTTTTCCAACTACAAATTGAGTCAGAGATGTGGAATGAGGATCAGGGAGATAGTAATAAGTTCCACTAGGAATAGTGTACTCATCGTTAAGGAGTGCCTCAAAGAATTTGAGACGATTGTTACCTTCCAGGACGATTTTTTCAATCATCTGCTTGAGAAGGTTATTGAAATAAGTGTAAGAAATATCTGTAGGATCAATAGATTCAACCCTAGAACGGGCGATTTCAACATCAACAAAGACAAAAGTGCCTTCGATACGGTTCATCAGAACTGAAAGAAAATATGCTTTACGTTCTTTTGTACTCCAAGATTCGGGACGTTGAAATTCTTCTGGAGCATATGCGCCCTTGTAATTGTTATATAGATCCCAAATTGTCATTGGAAGGGGATCATTTTTGCAAGGAAAAATTGCAGCGTTCATGAATAAAAAGGGGGTTTTTTGTATCCCGAGAACCTCTGTCGTCCCAGGCATGTAGATAGCATAACAACTTTTAGAGTGGTTGTCAATCACTTTAACATCAGCGAGTCATCATCATAAAGAATGGAAATGAAAGTATCCCCAAAATTACACCAAAGCCGATTGGTGCTGGTGCAAATGAAAGCAGGTAAAAGATACCTGAGATAATAGGAACAATAGAAGCAACAGCGAGAGAATAAATCCCTGCTTTCTTCAGTTGTGTTTTGTTGAATGTAATCATTTTAATCAGCGAATGTAGAGATAGCCACCTGCCCAATCTGCCCGCTCGAAACATTCTTCACGAGATTCAATCGAAAGAAGATTGTAACGAACAATCTTTGCAGGTGCTTTGTATGATGCAGGTTTGAAAACTTCACCTGTCTTCTTATCAACAAAAGCATGGACACTTTTGCTTTGAGATTCAGTCTCCATCACAATTTTGTGATACTTACGTCCACTTTCGATGTAGAACTTGTAAGGATCAGAATTAGAATGACGACGAGTAAAATCGTTCTCCAATGCTTCACACAGCATCAGAGTATACTTACGCACATTCAGTTGAATTGTGTTGCGTGCATCTTGAGTGGCGACGAAATCAGCAAATTCAGTGGACATGGTGGATTTCCTTTGACTCTTTTAATATACAGGTTAGAGACGCTGCTGGGTGCCTCTGGTGGACAGTTCTAGGACTGTCCCCATGCCTTCATATTGTTGAAGTTTGCGCGAGAAAACTCATAGCGATTGACTAACTTATAGAGTCCATGTTCATTGCTCCGAACATAACCTTCGCCTTCACATTGCTTGTTGCCGATGTATGCCTTAGGGCCATTATTACGGCACATGAACAACATGTCATCCTTGATAGATTTAATCAAGAACCAGAAAGAAATCAGCATAGAATTATCAAACGTATCAGGCACCACATCAATACCTTCGCGGATGCACTTGTTCAGTTTGATTGTAAGTTCTGCTGCTTCCTTTTCATCCACGAAAGTAACCAGTTGAGACATCTGTCGAGCGAAACCAACAATCTCCTCAAAATCTTCTTCAGATTCCCAGCACTTTGGTTGCACCATTTTCACATAGGCATTACCTTGCATGTTGAAATACTCCATGGGATATGCAACAGCATCCCGCAGATCTTTCTCACATTGATAGAAAGTGTGAGGGGCGATGATAATCTCCTCAGTCACAATGTCGTCGAAAATATATGTGAGTGTGTTAGGAGTGTAAGTATCATCACCACCGAAACCAATAAAATCACCCTGAATCACATCATCGGTGTGAGGAAGATAATCGAAACAAGCATGGAGAATCTTAGCGACTTCGCCACTGTGGTTGTTGTCAATATCTTCATGCGATTCATTGATCTTGATCTTTACTTTGTTGAAGACAGATTTAGTGCCAACAAAAAAGTTTCCTGTCGCAGGATTTGTGCCCCAAACAATAGCAGGAGAACCATCAATCTTCACAGAAAGATGTGAAGGAGTGAGGAACCAATCGAGAACAGAGAGATCACCCGACAGAATAGAATCTTCGGGGTGTTGGATGTGAAGGTTTTTCATGATTACATCATTGCATAAAAAAAGGGGTTTCGCAACCCCCCTTGTGCCAGTTATTTAATTGTCTTTTTTCTCCTAAAGTATTCACTCTCACACTGGAAATAGATTCGTGTTTGTATGAATTTTGGATCGATGTATTCTACTGTATGTGGTTTGTTGTTGTAAGGATTTCGATGGATTAGTATGTGATCGTATTTGTGAGGCGTCATAAAAACAAATAAGGCACCCCTATTTAGTCGGGATGCCTTCAAAGAAATCTAGAGTTGTTAGAGCTTCCTCAACAACCATACCAAAGGTATGTATATGAGTTGACAATTACACAGTCATATTTGTATCAAACTCATCACATTCTACGTTCATACCTACGATGTCACCCTGCTCATCAAGAAACTGATCAATAGATTCATCATTCATGTAAAGAACTTCTTCAATCTGAGGGGTGTCGGTGAACTCAAAAAACATTACAATAAAATAAACAATAGGGTGCTGATTTCCTATCGCCGCTACTCCTGAAACCAGCAAAGGGGAGCACCGCAGTTGAGATGGCGGACACCTGTTTGTCGGTGCCTCTTACTGTTTTGCCTCTCAACTCATTTAATATACACGAAACTGAGGTGTTGTGTCAACCTAGTGGACAGTTAGTTGAACGTCCCTGCCTTCCAGGTTGTTCTTTACATGTTCCTCCCAAAAAATAGCATCTTCAATCTTATAGAAGACTGCTTTATGGCAGGCATAGCCTTTCTTCTTTGGTTTTTTGTACGAAACTTGATACTTAAGCATGATAATTCACTGGGGATCTGAATACCTACCAACTTGTGATTTGTAGGTGTCAATGTTACCTCTTCTGTTTTTGATGTATTCTAACTCATGCCAATCCCAATGGTGACATACAATTAGAATGTGATGTTTCTTGTGCATTGGCACTAAGTCATCACCTTTATCCTTAACACCAACTTCAATCGTCAGGTATTCTTTGTCAACAAAATACACCCAACCTTCAATGTTTCGCCACTTTACATAATCATCAACCTCAGGAGTATAAGACATATTCAAGCGGGTTAAGGTTCAACTGCATAGCAGTATAGTCACGAGTATCAGAAATGTCTACTGATTGTCCTGGTTTCTTTGCATTGACTGGGGCAAAGTATTCTCGTTTTTTTGTGTCATAGAATCCCCAGATAGTCCTAACATCATCATTAGTGTAAGAATAACTACGGTGATCCCGTAACCAAATAGCAAGAACATTCCTCCTAAGTTGGGTGACTTCGTAGGAGTAATTCTTTGGGGGTTGATGGGAGAAATCATCAGGCAGAGACAGGTTCATCAGGGACAGAGATTGTTTCATACTCTGGATACATTGTAGACACAATATACTGTGCTAGATCTCTATTGGGTGCCACTACTTCAACTGCCACAGTGTAAATGTATTCAGGTTCATCAATAGCACCTTTCATAGAAAGATCTACAAGAACTTTCCAAACATTTCCACGACTAATATGACTAGAAAGATCAACTAGCATATCATATTCATTTTCATTTGCTGTATGTGTCATAGCCCTTAGCGTCATCACTACGTTTTAGTTCTGCTGCAAGTTCTTTCTCTGACTTAAGATGATGTCCCTTAAGTTCTGGATTAGGTATACTCGAAACAGTGGGATTACGATCAAGATTCTTGATGATAATGAAAGCATCTTTGTTGTACTTACGGGTGCCTTTTACCGGTGCCCACTTAGTGCCAGCACCATCAATTTCATACACTGAGGTGCCTGCAATCTCTACTGCTACATTATCACCTTGATCCCATCCCATTTTCTCTAGAGCAATAGCAAGTTGCCCTAACATTCCACCAGGATACATTACACTGTCATCCATAACATGTTCTTCAGGTTCAAGGTTTCCAATCATGTGCCCCATTCTTGTCGAACTACTCGCAATCTATCGGGTGAAACACCATCTTTCATGGCATTATCAACCCATTGAATACCCTCTGCACGGGTAAGATGTTGTGCTTTCTCATCATAGGTAAACCAACCATTGGTTTCTTCGATGATAACTTTATACTTTTGATCTTCAGTCATGATGTGAAAAACTCCTCGATGTAGTAATCAACAGTTACTTCAAGTTCCTCTGCTTCCTGTTCAATCTCTTTCCAGAAATTGGTGGCAATGTCTTGCCAATACTTCTTTTCAGTTTCAGTCATTGCGGGGATCGTTGTTGTAGAGTTCTTGAAGCTCAATCGTTTCCATAATAGAAACAATTTTGTTATACAGCACAGGAACTTTTGGATCTGTGCTATCAGATTTAGACAACTTCTGAAGGGCGGTTTGTAACACCTCCAGTTCTTCGTAGTCTACCACAAGTGTTGAACCATTCATACCGCCAAATTACCTCCGGGGATAGCAACAATTTCAGGTTGCTTATCATTGAACTCATTCATATCATAACATACCCAACCTGCACTCGTAAAGATATAAGAAAACTCTTCACCGTCAGACAGATACTCTTCGCGGGTTTGATCATAGCGAGGAGGGCAGTTCTCACCACGAGCAGAATAATACTCGGGAGCATATTCACCCTGAGGAAGTTTCTTGCCCCAGATCTCATCTGCCCAGCAAGATGACATGTCGCCGCCGTCAATCAGTTCTGCTACCTGTTCGCGGGTGTTGTAGTGAGACTTCAGGATGCGTCCCAGCCACTCAGGATAACCATCCCAGTGATGGTAAGAAGACACGATACTGCCATCCTTGAGTTCAATGCCGATACGGGAGCGGGTTGCCATGGGTGAGGTGTGTTCCTTTGACTCTGTTAATATAGGGCATCTTCAAGGGGATTCGAGTCAGGGAGTGACGCTTCTTCAACTGTCACATGCTGCTCCAGTCTCCTGGTGCAGATGTCGTGATAAGTCTCATCAATCTCAAATCCTATAAACTTTCTCTTAGTTTCTAAACAACAAACAGCAGTAGTTCCTGAACCCATAAAAGGATCTAACACTAAATCACCTTCATCACTCCATGTAAGAATATGATCTCGTGCTAATTTTTCGGGGAAGATTGCAGGATGCTCGAAGGCAACATCGTCTTTGGTTGAGTATCCTTTGCCAGTATTATATTTCCAGATATTATTTCGCGGACTAAATTCCGGGATGGGTTTGATCTGCCTGTCCTTAAGTTGTCCATCCTTTGTCCTGATAGTTCCTTTGCCAAAATGTGTATAACCTGCCCAACGGTTTGGTTTATCGCACAGCAGATGTGCAGTCTTTGGTTTAGTTTTCTTTGAGAAGACAAACATATACTCAAAGATTTGTGAATATCGATTACCTGTCCTTTTTGCAGGGAAAGGGCTACCATTCTTTTCATAGATCATGGTGTCATGTAATAGAAACCCAAGATCCATAAAATGACACACCTGGCGGAAACTAGAACCAGTTTCACTACCTTTGACAGTAGCATCTCCAATCACCCACACAACAACGCCGCCAATCTTCATCACTCGATAAAGTTCAGCGGCGACGTTCTTGAATGTATCAAAATTCCATGATGAACTATCGTTGTATGAACGAAGATCATCATAAGGAGGGGATGTAACACATAAGTCGATAGATTCACCACCAAGTGTCTTCATCCCTGAGACACAATCAGATAACAAAATTTGATTCATTCGGATTCTTTTAGTTGTTCTACCATGTGGGCAGCGAAGTCTTCCATCTTATCAGGATGGATGGCACGGATGTCAACCTCATTAACAGCAATCTTCATGCTTTCAATCTCTTGCTGCTTAGGTTTTTTGTCCTTTGGAAGAGTCATAGGCGATCCTGAATTGACAGTATTCTAATACATTTATCAGCAAACCATGACGAACTTAATATTCTCTTTAGAGTGTTGATACAATTCTAAAGATAACCACCTCTGCGTCCTTCACTGTGAAGGAGAACTCCATCAACTTTATTAAGCAATTCTTGCATACTATTGTGCAGAAGTCGATAACCAGTGCCAACATAAAGTTGTCCTGCAACTACAGCAGCGGTGGCAATTCCCCAGAAAATATAATAATGAGATGATTTCATTTGTGCTAATTTTTTAATTCTTTTCATAATTAATTTTGAGGCAACGCTCTTGCATACAAAATAGTTGCTGATGGCATATCAGCTTGAAACAATCGTTGTGCTTCCGCTTGACATGCTGCATCGACACGTTTTTTCAATCGCTTGTTACCAGTGCTATTCAGTTTGTAAGCAATTTCGTAGGGATACTGTTTCATCATACGAATAAGAACTCCTGCCACTCAGGCACTTCACAATATGACAGCGTAAACTGTACCTTATTATAAGGTGTAAATGGTTTTCTTGCAAGTTTCATATTAGTTTGTTCAAGAAGTTTATCACCCTTCTTGACATTACAAGATGCACATGCAACTACAAGATTATCCCACGAATCTTCTCCTCCTTTACTACGAGGGATGACATGATCAATGGTGAGTGATCGAGTAGCACCACAATACTGGCACTTATTATTATCCCGCTTGTAAATCATAGCCCTAGATGGTGTCTGTGCTACAATTTTTGCAAACGGGATGCGAATATAATTAAACAGTCGAATAACACGACTTGATAATACTTGTGCTTTCTCTTTAAGGAGAAGAACAATAGCACGTTTCCAATTTGTGATATTAATTGGTTCGTAACTATTGTTGAGAACTAGGATTTGAGCGTGCGGTTGAATAGGTAATCCATTGTTCATACCTGAGTCCCAACTACAACTATGTAGATTTCTTTTTTCTACCTCTGTACTGATACTGTTCGCCATAACGATTAGAAATTTTCACATCTTTAGGTTTGTAGTCGTACCTATTCAGATACTTTACCATGTGTTCTTTACATTCAAAGTGACACACGACATCTTTTAGTTGAAGCCTCCAAGGGAATGATTCATATGGAAAAAGAAGAGATCCATTAGGATCAAGTAGACTAGGACGCTTCATTTTTGTTGTTGCCAATAACAAATTAAAACCAAATTTATTTCCAGTGGATTTTGCCAAGTTGATCCTCAATCTTGTTCAATAATTGTTTGTGATTTACTGTTGAAAAATCGATTTGCTCACCTCTAGCAATAGTATAAGAACTGGCAGCAGATAAAACATGTTTCAGGTACTTAAGTTCTTCGGGAGAAAATGTCATGTATAGTTTGTGATTGAGTGGTAGACAGCGCCGATATTCATTTTACCATGAAAATAACCAGCTACGATAACACTAAGTGTCGCTACTATCACTCCCAGAAACATTAGGATCGGTATCGTTGGATCTTTCAAACTCGATGGTGTATCTTGCTGTTTGTTTTCCTGTGTAGTCAAGGGTGTAAGACTTTTTGAGGGTTCCATTCAACAAAATACAGAGATTATTCAGATGTGACTGAACTGTAAAGTGCTTTTCTAGTTCAGTCATGCCAACGAAGAGAGTTAAGATAGTCTAGAACATCCTGACGAACATCCATCAGTTCATGATAGCATCGTTGATTATGAGCACATTGGCGAAGAGAAGGATCAGGTTTGATTACAGACTCAATGAAGATGTCTAATCCACGATTCCACTTTTCTTGTTTAGTTTCAGTATCTTCAATTGTGTTCTGATCATTCATTAAAACACTCCGGGTTGTCTTCTTTAATAACGTCAATGACTTCTTGAATATACGTTTCAGAAGATTGAGTTCTTCTTGCATATTCATTGACTCTATTTAACAGTTCTTGAGAACTTGAACAGGATAAACCTGATGCTAATAAGAATTCTAGCATAGAACCTCCCAGTGATCGTCTGCGGATTCATTCATCCAAAAGAAGTATTTACCACTGATAGATGCAAGAAATACCATTCCATTCTCACGTTTCTCAACTCTACAAGAATGAAGCAGATCCATTTCATTAGCAAAGCGATTCTTTGCCTTGGAGCTCTTTGGTTTGACGCAGATGAACTCAGTTTTCATACTTTGATTAACCTCCACAAAGGTATTATAGTGAGATTTAAGAATTTGTCAAGCGATTAGGGAATGATGTTCCCTTTCCATGTGATTCAGGGCCTAAACCCAGATAAGAATTGTAGAGTTTCATTTCCATCTCTACTGCTTCATGTTCCCAGGGTTGATCTGCATAATCAAGATCATCAGCATTTACATTTTTCCAGTGTCGCACACCACGTTTGTCACGGAGTGAACCAGAAACATGTTGATAAACATGCCACAATTCATGAAGAAGAACGATTGTATAAGTTTGATCATCCAGTGTTGTTTCCATATCAATCAGAAACTCACGAGGACGATGATCACAATCCATCACAGTGCAGAATCCTTGAGCACCTTCACGCTTAAGTCCTCTGTGAGCGACTGTAATGTCTAGATGATGATTAGGCAGATACTTTGCCTTAAACCACTCAATAATGTCCTTACAGCGTCTTCTAGATGCCTTTCCAGTGATGTCAAGATAGAGCATTGATCGCAGCAGAAGTTACACGAGTTCCCCAGTTCATCAACCAGAAGAATGAAGCAATGAACACAAGTTTTTCAGTGGCAGTCATCCTCCTCCGTCTGTATGCACATATTATAAAACCCGTCAAGCGTAAACCTGACGGGTATGTGCCACTTATTCAACTGTCACAACTATGTTTCAATGATAATTTTTGTTGCAGATATTGCTGTTCCTGCTGGAACAACTGGATCATCTGTTGATATGCCTAAAGTACCATCACCTTGCACATAGAACTTTCTAGCGGTTGTAAGTCCAGTTTGAGCATCATCAACAGCACCTTCAATTTGAATTGTTGCTGTTTGTCCATTAGTATAAGCAGCATTTGAGAAACCAATAAAGTTATCTACTGTAAGATTTGTAACCAGTGGGTTGGTATCTATTGTTCTAGCTTCTCTTTGAACTGAGGAAGATCCTCCGTAACTTAAAAGGGCTTTATTTTGACTAGTATCAAAATCAAGATTAGCGTTCTGGTTGAAATCTGTTGATAACCAGTTTATAGTAGATCCAAAAGTTATAGATGATCCAGAAACAGTTCCCACGACGAGATAGGATAATCCATTGCTTTTAAAAACAAAGATTATTTTGTTTCTAAAAGAATCAAATACAACTGCATTTTTTTGCTGATTTTGTACTTCAGTAGATGATGCTGTAGTCTCACCAGAAGGCCAAGTTAAAGAAGTTGATTGACTGCCTGAAACTGATACAATTTGGGCAATCCAAGTTTTTGAAGTATTGTGTTTATAAAATGCCACAAATTTGTTTGCATTTGTGTCATATACAATTGCATTTCCCTGGACATCACCACTTGCAAAAGAAGCATTACTACCTAATGAGACATTAAGGTTATTAGTACTAGTTACAGCGGCGCGGATAGCATTTCCATCATTGTTATTATCAAAATAAACCATTACAACAGTATCTGTGTCTGGATCGTAAGCAATATCAGGAGAATAGCAGGCAGATCCCTGATCAAAAGTATATTCACTACCATAGCTACTGCTTAAATCTGATGAATCTACCTCAATGGCATAACATCTTCCACGACTACCGCTGCCTCCTCTAAATTGCACAAAAAACACACCGATTCCTGACATGTAGACAACTTTTGAGTGAACAACGCTACTACTATGTGGTTGATAGGATGAACCAAAGCTAAATGATGATCCGTTATAACTAAAAGGTTTATAAGTTAAATTTGTAGAACTATTTTTTCTATACGTTATTACACCGTGGTTCTGAGAAGGATGCGCTGCAATAGACATATAAAAACAAGATTCAGATTCAACTACTGTTGGGGAACCAATAGTCACCGTAGAACCTGAAATAGTAGCAGCTGCAATAGAAAAATATTCGCTATTGTCTTCGTCGTTATATATTAAAAGTACCGTATTTTGCGATGCTAGATAACAAGACCCACCATAATCTTTGTCTGCATTATAAGTAGTAACGGCACCAATACTAGGGGTATCACCTGGAGTTTGAGTAATGACACCCACAGTTCCGTCAGTGTTGATAATAACAGGTTGTCCATCAGATATTGAACCTGATACCGTTAATTCTACACTTGCACCATCACCACCTAAAGCACTCCAGGCACTTCCATTATATACAGTTAGTTTATTATCAGTGCTATTATAATACGCATCACCAGTATCAGCAGATGCAGGGTTAGATGTACTCGCTGCTAAACCTACTCTGTCTGATCTTATTCTAGAATCATCACTATTTGATCCTACAAATAAAGGTGCCATCTATTATACCCTGCAGAATTTATCTATTTTTTCCTATTTATTGCTTGATGAGTATTTCAGTACCTGATACTGCTGTTCCTGCTAATACTGATGGATCTCCTGCTGTTGTGCTTAAAGTTCCATCATTCTGCACATAGAATTTTGAACCCGTTGTTAAACCAGATTGTGCATCATCAATTGAGGAGATAATTTGAATGTTTGCTGTTTGTCCATCAGTATAAGCAGCATCGGAAAATCCAATAAAGTTTTCTGATGTGAGGTTACTTCCTTCATTACGAAGTACTTTTGAGTCACCTCTTTCTGGCGAATCATCCTTAGCCCAGTGAAGTAAAACTCTATTATTGAAAGAATCATATGTGGCATTAGCCTCAGAGATCGAATCAGTAGACGCTGTAACTGGAGTGCCCATAGTGATGGTAGTACCACTAATGGTTCCAACAGAATATTTACAATAATCATTATCACCAGCGTCTCTATATGCAACCACTATGTTTTTTGTCTGTGTGTTATATGCGAGTGAAGGATCATATATGCTTGAATTTTCAAACACGGTTTCAGATCCAAAAGATATTGAGTTTCCACTAACTGTGCCCGCAATAATAGTCCCATAGTTACTATTACCACCATCTCTATATGCTATAAGGACTTTATCAATGGATGGAACATAAATCATTGGTGTTCCATTATTATATTGTGCTCCTCCCGAATTAAACTGCACTGCGCTACCAAAAGAAATAGTATTTCCAGATACAGTTCCAACTCTCATATATGCATTACTAGATTGACTATAAGCTACGATAACTTTTTTATTGGTAGAGTCAAACGTAGATGTAATATATTCAGTGGTTGTACTATTCCATTCCACTACAGATCCAACACTAATTGAATTTCCACTTACCGTTCCTACAACAGATTTTCCATAATAATAATCTCCAGTATCTTGATAAGTTATTACGACTTTATCGTTGCTATCATCAAATACTATTGAAGTTAGTTGAGTATTACCATTTTCAAATTGTTGTTCAGATCCGAAGGTTACTGCAGTTCCAGTAACAGTTCCTACAATCACTTTTCCTTTTTGCGAATCACCACTATCCTGAAAAGCAACTACAAGTCTATTATTGGTTGTATCATAAGTAATTGAGTTATGTTGAGTGTTGCCAGAATTAAATTCAACTGGTGTTCCGTAGGTAACAGTATTTCCAGAGATAGATCCCATGACAACATATCCAGGAGTATCTTTAGCATAAACAAGTGCCACCTGATTAGTATCTGGATCAAATACAGCATTATGTCTTCTGGTATTACCTGTATCAAAACTTACTATTGATCCAAGAGATTCTGAAGTAGTGCCAACACCTACTGCCTTCCCACGCTTTGAAACAATAACAGGTTGTCCGTTAGATATACCCCCAGACGCTACTAATTCTACTGTGCCAGAACCTTGAATAGCACTCCAGGAACTTCCATCATAAGTTTTTATCTGATTATTAGTGCTATCATAGTAAATATCACCTTCTGATGCAGTTCCAGGATCAGAGGTACTAGCAGCTAAACCAACTCTGTTTGATCTTATTCTAGTGTCGTCGCTATTTGATCCTACAAAAATTGGTGCCATGTTTTATTTACCTTTAGTTGTATTTATTTTTTGACTTTTATTTTAGTTGCAGAAAGTGCAGTTCCTGCTTCAACTGATGGTGAATCTGCTGTTGTGCTTAAAGTTCCATCAGTTTGTACATAATGTAATGAACCAGTCGTTAAACCACTTTGAGCATCATCAACGGCACCCGCAATCTGAATTGTTGCAGTAGCGCCATCAGAATATGCAGCATCAGAGAAACCAATGAAGTTAGTTGATGTGAGGTTGGAGCTATTTGTTACATTATATACAATCGCTTGTCCAGTGTTACCATCTTGTTCCCTATAAGCAATTACTACTTTACCATTAGTAGAGTCATATATTGCTGAAATATCAGTAGTTTGGCTAGCACCATTAAATACAGTAGCACTTCCAAAACTAATACTAGTTCCACTTACAGTTCCAACAATTGCTGTTCCAGCATTAACCTGATCAGTATTTCCATAATCTCTATAAGCAAGAACTATTTTACCATTGGTTGAGTCAAATGTCAGTGAATTCTGGTTGGTGATGCCAGAGTTAAATTGAACCTCAGAACCAAAACTGATACTAGTGCCACTGACAGTTCCAACAATTGCCTTTCCATACTGAGAACTTCCATAATCTCTATAAGCAATGACTACTTTACCATTAGTAGAGTCAAATGTTGCTGAAAGACTGGGTGAGTTAGCAGAGTTAAATACAGCAGGAGTGCCAAAACTAATACTAGTTCCACTAACGGTTCCTACAACTGCTGTTCCATAATTAGAGTTTCCAGAATCTCGATACACAACAACCACTTTACCATTAGTAGAGTCGAATGTTGCTACATTTTCTAAAGCTTCAGCAGATTCATAAACAGTAGGAGATCCAAAACTGATACTAGTGCCACTTACGGTTCCTACAATTGCAGTTCCATATTCACTATTTGCATCATCCTGATAAACAATCACTACTTTACCATTGGTGGAGTCAAAAGTTGATCCTACGTAACTAACAGCAGCAGATTCAAATGTAACAGCACTCCCAAAACTAATTGAAGTTCCACTGACAGTACCAACAACTGCTTTTCCGTGATCAGAGGCATCATCATCTTCATAAGCTATTACCACTTTACCATTAGTGGAATCAAATGTTGCTGACGGATATTTGACAGTGGTGGAAGCAAATACTACGGGTGTGCCAAAACTAATACTAGTTCCACTAACGGTTCCTACAATTGCTGTTCCATAATTAGAGTTTCCACCATCCTTATAAGCAATTACTACTTTACCATTAGTAGAGTCATATGCTGTGGACATTTCAGAAGCAGTACCAGATTCAAATTCTGTAGCTGAACCAAATCCCTGAGGTACAGCTGTTGAAGCAACACCAGTAACAGTTCCATCAGTCTGAATAATAACCGTCTGTCCGTTCGCTAAAGTTCCTGATGCAATACCACTGAATGTGCCACCACCAGCACCTACAGCACTCCAGGCACTTCCATCATATGCTCTTAAACCACCATCAGAACTATTGAAATATACGTCACCTTCTGATGCACTTCCGGGGTTTGCTGTACTTACTGCAAAACCAACTCTATTGGATCTAATCCTAGAGTCATCACTATTTGAACCTACGAATATTGGCATTTTTCTAACCTCAGTTTATTTCTTCTAAAACAAACTTAAACGTTTTACCTGTTCGCCTGTTTATTAAGAAGAGATCATTCTCACCCTCTTGAATCGTATAAGAACCCCAAGTTCCATCAACTTCGTTGCCACCTCTTGCTTCATTACTTAAGTCTAAGTCAGAGGTGTAAAGGTTTGCCCAACGCTTAGCTGTTGCACCAAGATCTCTTGTACCATTACCATCAGGGATGACATTGCCACCGAATGTAGAAACACCTGCTGTAACAATGATTCCAGTTCTTGCAGTAATTATTCCAATAGAATCAACATTAGTTACATCTTGATAAGTTAATGTGCCACCAAGAGAAACATTACCACTAAAGGAACCAGACGCTGCTGTTATAGAACCAACAGTAATGTTTGGAGTTCCAGTGAGCCCACCAGAAGTTCCTGAAGTATTACCGGTAACATCACCTGTTAAATCACCTACAAAAGTAGAAGCAGTTACAATACCAGAATAATTTGCATTTCCGCTGGTATCAGCAATTTTACTACCATTAACTTCAATAGAATTTGTATTTGCATCAAGTGTAATTCCAGTTCCAATCTGAATTTTATTTGCAGTCGGATCTAAAGTAATTGTTGCTGTTCCGACTGAAAGAATTCCCGTAATTCTAGCATCACCATTGACAACTAGTTCCTCCGTAAAGAATCCAGTATCAACTCCAACGTGAAGTTCAGTTGCAGTGGCAATACCGGTAATTACTACACCACCAGGATTTGCCTGTGCCTTAATATTACCACCACTATCTTTCAGTGAGGTAGCGTCAATGCCTGTTAATGCACTACCATCACCATAATATACACCCGATTGAATAGATGTAGCACCAGTTAATACACCAACTGTTGCAACACCACTGATGTTTAAGTTAGTGAAGTTGCCCTGAGTAACTACGATAGAGGCAACATTATATTTTACAACTTCAATTAAGTCATCTGCCTGTGCAGGAACTGTTAATACAATCGCTGTTCCACTAGTATCAGTAAAATCATCAGATCCTAATCTGATACCATTTCGGAATACATCAACATATCCTTGTGTATATCCATTTGTTACTGTAAATGATGTTTGTCCAAGAGTAGCAGTGAATTCTTGCTTTGTTTGAACATTACCATTGTTTGCATAATCAATGGCAACAGCAGTTCCTCTTACAACACCAAAGAAGTCTAACCCTGCATTAGGTGCAGTGGTGAATGTAATTGTAGAAGTGGAGACTGTATAATCAGTGCTTGGTTCTTGAATGACACCACCCAAAGAAATCTGCAACATCGCAGCATTTCTTGGTTCATATGCAACACCATCAATGGTTAAATTAAATGTTGTAGTTGAATTATCAAAACTAGAACTTATATCATCTAATTCTTTAATATTATTTGCTGCTGCAGGAGTAAAACTCTTCCAAACGACTCCCGTCCATTCATATGAAAATCCAGCATCAGTATCAGTAAAAACGCTTCCAATACCGGGACTATTTGGAAATTGAATCGCCACAGTGCTCTATACCACTACTTTTTCTTATTTATGATATTATGAACCATCACTGATTGCGATGTAGATAAATGTTCCTCCAGCATTCCAGTTACCATTGTTGGTATTATCAAAAGTAAAACCTGTTGATGTAGGGTATAAACCGGTGTAGTTTTTAGTTTCTTCTGCAGTCTCGGAGTTGGGAAACAACACTTTATAACTTGAACTTGACACTCCACGAGTAGTATCAACTATCCACCAAGGAGATTGTGCGCTGGATCTCTTAAATAGAATCCACTGAGGTTGAAATCCAAGTGTATGGGATATAGTTGTGTTTGCTCCCATGGTAAAACCACCGCACTTAATAATCGATTCGTTACCACTAGCTCCAAACTCTTGTTCATCATGAGCAAACAAGTAGGCAACGTAGGTTCTGCCATTTACGTTAATTGCAGCAGTATCTCCTCTAAAGTAAGTAGATGTTGGAGTAAAACTTGCCCAACGGGAAGATCCAGTGACACCAGAATCAGTCTCAGACAATCTTAGTTCACCTTGATTTCCAGTATATCGATGATATGAATACCAAGGATCACTACCAAAATTAAGTCCCTTCACTACGATAAACCCAGGAACACTACCAAGATTGTGGGGTATATTTCGGTTAGTTTGTCCATCACCAGTATATGTTACTACATCGAAAAATTTTTCAGTCTTACGAAAAGTCCAAGAAACATAGTCTTCACCGCTTGTATTTACAGCTCCATCAGGTCCAAGATTATATCCATCACTATTAAATGCTGATACAGAATTAGAACTATCTTGGTTCTGCTCACTAAAAGTTCCGTTTGTAATTAAGTCCCTATTAACACCACGAGCAGTGTCAACAAGACGGTGATACTGTGATGCACTTCGGCATTTTGTCCAAACTAATCCACCTTCACCAGACAAATCAATATCGTTAGTTATTGTCTGAGTGCCGCCATTACCTGAATATAACTTTGTTGAAAATAGTTCGTCAACAGTGGTTCCAGCAACACGAGATAATAAACTACTTCCAACACCACCACCCAGTCCAAGCATATCAAGTAATGGTGATTCCTTTTTAAAGTAATTATTTAAATTCATTTTTATCTCCTATTAAGCAAAGTTGGCAACATTGGCAAGAACTGTATACGCAGCATCACCTGTTTTAATTATAGTGTAAGAGTATAAATCGTTTCCACTTGCACCACCTGCAGAGGGAGCACTACCACCATTCCACTTTT